AAGCCCCGCAGTTTCCCTGCCATTGCCAAGAGCCTGACGGATAACTGAATAAGCGGCGTTCGCAGCGGCAATGCTTTCAAGTATAGCCATTTCATTCTGCCATTTTCTCCAGCGTGATGCGGATCTGTTGGATGTTTTCATCGATACGCGCCGACATGATTGCCTGTGTCTGCGTCGTGTCCTCTAACTTCTGGATCATGATTTCGTGGCGCGCTATATTGCGTGTGTTTTCATCCACTCCGCTCGCCAACATAGACACATACCAGACGACGCCCGCCGCCTGCACAAACACTGCTAAAAGAATGCCGATTTTTTCCATAAAGCCGCACCGCTAGATTTTTTCTTACTTTAACACACTGACAACTATTGCGCCACATCTGACATTCGTGTTAACACTGTGTGAAAGCTGGAGGATTTACATGAAAGAGCTTAAACAGATTGGCCCGCGAATACGTGAGGATGTGTACGACGCGCTGCACGATTACAGCGACAACACGCGCATTAGCATGTCAGCGCTAGTCGAAATGGCGTTGAAAGATTTACTGAAACAGGCGGGGTACGAGTTTAAAGATGATCGTCGGAATTGATTGCGGATACCGGACTGGCGGCGTGGCGTTGGTAGGTGATGACTGGTCGGAAGTGCATGACTTACCTACTTTTGACGAGGGCGGAGTTGACGTAACGGCACTTATGGATATCCTGACCTCAGTCGAAAAAGTCGATCACATCTACATTGAAAAGCAGCAGGCCATGCCCAAGCAGGGCGTCGTCTCGACGTTCAAGTTAGGCTACGGGTTTGGTCAGATCGTATCGACCTGCGCGTTATCTCGTTCGCCGTACACGCTTGTGACGCCAAACAACTGGAAACGTGCGCTTAACTTGCCGCGCGATAAGGACGCAGCGCGCAGACTTGCGCAGCAGTGGTTTCCGGATCTTGCAAAAGAGTTGAAGCGCAAGAAAGACGAACACCGCGCGGAGGCATTGCTTATCGCGCTGTATGGGAAGGGGAAGGCATATGGCGGTTAACTACGACTTATCAAACGCGGAGTATCACGCGCTGCCGCATCTGTCGGCGTCAGGCGCCAAGACGATCGCCATGCAGTCGCTGGCCGACTTTAAGCACGGCGAGCGCAAGGAGACGACGGCGATGATCGTCGGCACTGCAGCGCACACATTGGTGTTTGAGCCAAACCTAGCGGACACGATCTGGCAATGGGATGGGCGTCGCGCTGGCAAGGAGTACAACGAGTTCAAGGACAGCGCCGATGAGGCTGGCGCGATCATCTTAAACACGAAGGAATACGATCAAGTGAGCCGCATGGCGGAGGCGGTGCGTGCAAACCCTGCAGCCGCAGAAATGCTATCCGGCAACCTTGTCTGCGAGGCCAGCGTGTTAACCACTGACGCGCTGACAGGCGTGGATCTGCGGGCGCGTCCAGACGGGTGGCGTACAGACATTGCCTGCGTGCTAGACTTGAAGACGACAGTTGATCCGTCGCCGGAAGGCTTTGCCAAGCAGGCGGCGAACTTTGGTTATCACGTACAGGAAAGTTTTTACCGCAGGGTGATGGAGCTTGACGGCCATGAGGTCGATCGGTTTATCTTTATCGCTGTGGGGAAGGAGGCACCATACAAAGTAGGAATTTACGAACTCGACACCGAGAGCCTGAACGAGGGCGACGCGGCTGTCCAGTATGCGCTCGAGCAATATGCGATAGCGCAAGCCAACAACGAGTGGGGCTACGATTACGGGGAGTTAACGACGATCCGTATCCCGCCTTGGTCGTTCAAATTTACAGAGGCAAACTAAGTCAAGGAGACACATTATGCCAATTTCATTCGGATCAAGCGACGCAGACAACGCAGGCGTCTACATTCGTGGAAACCTACCGCAAAACCGCTGGTGGGCTAAGACAGAGGCTGGAGACGAGCCGATCGACATGGAGCGCGGTTTCGCGATCGACATTAAGCAGGTCGTCTTCGGATGGCTTCACATCGACGTGGGCGTTCGTGACTGGCAGCCGTGGCCATCGCCTAGCCAAAGCATTGCGAAGCCAAGCGAAAGCCATAAGCAAGGTTTCAGCGTCAAGTGTTGGCTTGCTGACGGGCGTGAGGCGGAGTTCAGCGGCAACTCTTACGGTTTGCGCGAGTTTATTGCGAAACTCTACAACAACGCTGAGACGATGCCTGAGTTTGACATGGGCAAAGTTCCGGTCGTCCAAGTGACGTCGACTACACCTGTCGTCGTGGGCAAGGGCACGTCGTATGACGTAGGCTTCAACATCCGCACTTGGATCGATAAGCCTGCGGGCGGAGAGCCTGCGCCGGAAGCGCCTACACCTGCGCCAGTAGCAGCGGAAGCGCCGGCAGCGCCACCCGCCGCAGCACCTACCGAAGGGAACAACTTCGGGTTCTAACAAATGTTATAACGTGTGGCGCTTAGGCGCCTCACGTTCCACGACGCACAGGGAAAACGAATGTCAGAAGCATATTTTAACAAGGTACTAGATGGGGCGGTGCACGACGTCATCGCATCCATGAAGGGCGGTAGAAACGAAAACCTAAACAAGGCAGCGTTTGCGATCGGGCGGCACGCGCACCTCTCACCAGCCAACACAGATAACGCAATCCTGCAGCTACACACTGCCGCGCGCCAGATCGGTCTCAAGGATTTTGAAATAAAGTCAACCATTGGCAGCGGGTTCAAACGCGGCGCCGAAAACCCGAAGCAGCTCGAGAACTCGGATATACAGCCGTATATACCAAGCGAGCTTGAGCGGCTCATTGCGCGCCTATCCAGCCAAGACTTAATCATACGCGACGAGGAGACGCGCAACGACAAAATCAAGAAGGCGCAGGACGCGTGGGAGCGTGCCGTGCCTATCACGCGTGAAAACCTAAACGCCATAAAGCCGGCGCTATTGTATCTGCACTCGCGTGGCTTACGCGCGTCGTCTGCCGTTGGCGTTGCAAAGTTTACGCCCAACGCATACGACGGGCCGGCGATCGTCTTCGCAGCGACAACGCCGGACGGCACGATCGAGGGCATCCAGCAGGTGCTCCTTACGCCAGACGGCAAGAAGCGCGAGGTCAACGGGATCTCGAAATACTCGCGGGGCGTCATCGCGGGAAATGTAATGCATATTGGCGAAACGCAAGGCGAAAAGCCAATCGTCATTACCGAGGGGCCGGAGGACGCGCTGAGCGTCAGGCAGGCAGTCGGCGACGACGCGGCAATCGTCTGCACATTCGGTAAGGCGGGCATGGCGACATATGTGCCGCCGCGCGCGTCAGACGTCACAGTCTGCGCAGATCCAGACTTGGACATCCACAAGTGCATTGACGTGCTAAAGGGCGACGGCAGCACGCAGGTTCACGTCGTGCGCTTCGATCAGCTTGACCAAGAAAACGTCAAAGACGCAAACGACTATTTACGCGAGGCCGGCGAAACAAAGTTGCGTGAGGCGCTTGCAACCGCGCAACCTTATGCCGTGATGGCGGAGCAGGAAAAGCAGAGCACGCGCCAGTGGCCAACTGAGTTCGAGGTCATCGACCCGACGCTCATACCAAAGCGGCGCTGGGTTTACGGCAAGCATTACATACGCGGCTACGTCAGCGTGCTTGCGTCGCAGGGTGGTATCGGTAAGACGTCCATGCAGCTCGTGGAGGGCGTGTCCGTCTGCCTCGGACAAGCGTTGCTAGAAGAAGAAGTGCACGAGCAGTGCAACGTCTGGATCATCAACGGCGAGGATCCGCTAGAAGAAATGCAGCGCCGCCTCGCAGCCGTCTTCATCCACTACGACATAAAGCCAGAGCAAATCAGAGGGCGCCTCTTTGTCGACGCCGGACGTGAGCTTATGATCCAGTTCGCAAAGCAGACGCGTGACGGCATCCTGACGGACGAAGACATGCTCGAATACATGGTCACAATGATCAAAGAGAAAAACATCGGGCTGGTCATCATCGACCCGTGGGTCAGCTTCAACGATATCAACGAAAACGATAACGTCGCGATGAACGCGGCGGTGTCCGCTGCGCGCTGGGTTGCAGACCAAACCGGAGCCGCGGTCGTGCTGACGCATCACATCCGCAAGTCTAACGGCGAAGACGCGACGATCGACAGCGTCCGCGGCGCCGGCTCGCTGATCGGTGCGGCGCGTGCGGCGCGCGTCATCAATAAGGTAAGCCAAGAAGACGCGCTGAAGCTTGGCGTGAATGAGCGGGAAAGCCTCGGCATATTCCGCGTCGACGATGGCAAGGCAAACCTTGCACCGCCGGCGGCGAAGGCCGTGTACAGGCGCATGCAGGGCGTGGAGCTGCCAAACGGCGAATACGTGGGCGTCTGCGTGCCGTTCAAAATGCCCGACTTATTCGACGGGGTCAGCGCACGCGACGCGCAGGCCGTGCAGCGTCTGATCGGGCAGGCCGCCGAGCGGCAGGAGGCGTACCGCCTAGACGCGCGTGCGAACCACTGGGCGGGCAAGTGCGTCGCCGTGCAGCTCGACCTCGACATGGACAAGAAGCACGAGAAGGCGAAGGCAAAGGCTATCTTGGCCAAGTGGATCGAGACGGGCGTGCTGAAGGTGGAGGAGTGGCCAGATAAACGGCAAGGGCGCGACGTGCAGTGCGTCGTCGTGGGCGAGTGGATTAGCGCGTCGGAGATAGGATGATGATTAAGAAGTGTGGTTTATCGACGTGCTGTAACTTTTTTACTGTTTCCGGCAATCGTAAAAAATACTGCAAAAGAAAATGCGGAGTACAAGCTGGCAGGAGAAAATATAAAAAGCTCAATTGGGAAGCGTGTAAAACACAACACAACGAAAGACGGCGATTACGTTACAAAATTGACGTGGAATATCGTGAAAATCAGGTGCAAAAAGCTGCTCTACAGCGTGAATTGAATAAAGATAATGAAGTTTATCTGGAGAAAGTAAAAGAGCATAAATTAAAATATGCGAGATCAGAACATGGTCGCCAAAGAATGTATGAATATCGATCAAATCGCGAAAAGTATGACTTGCATTATAAAATGTCCAACAGGCTACGAAGTCTTGTTTTAGGTGCCATTAGACGCAGGGGCGGTCACAAAAGTTTCAAAAGTATAGAGTTACTTGGATGCTCCATTGAGCACGCTGTCAAACATCTGGAGAGACAATTTGCGGATGGCATGTCGTGGGATAACTATGGCGATTGGCAGATAGATCACGTTAAGCCTTGTGCTGCGTTTAATATGGCAGACCCAGAACAGCAGAAGCAATGTTGCCACTACACAAATCTGCAGCCTATGTGGGCGGAAGACAATCGCAGAAAGGGGGCAACATATGAACCCTAAAGTGGAAGCCATGGCCGCGCAGATCCATTACTACGCCAGTCAGCGTGGGTGGGACATCTCGGCGACGGAGCTGGGTGAGCTGCTCGGCGTGCATCACCTGCACATTATATCGGTAACAAATCGCAAAGGCTGGACGCATCGGCTTAGACGCACAATGCTCGATCGTACAGCGCCAAAGCTAACAGAGGGAGACGAGTGGATATGAAGACATTTAGTGAGTGTGTTGCGTACATGGATGTATACAACGACAGCGAAGAAGTCGCGGCAGGCGTTGATAGCATGTACAGCAAGAAGCATAACTACTGGCCAAGGGAAGCATCAATACATATTCGCGGCCTGTGGGAAGTGACGCAGGAGCTTGCTGAGCATGGCAAGCGGATGCAGGAACGCATCAAGGAGCTGGAGGCAAAAGTAAAATGACTAGACCAATGTACGAAACCGCCGAGGATCGCAAGAACGAGCGAAAGCTCGCGCATCTGATCGAGGTCAACTACAAGTGCATCCTACGAAAGATGCCAATAAAGCTGTCGCTCGACTTCATGGCGATGCGCGACGGGCGTGCGGTCGCGTTCGTGGAGGCCAGACAACGAAAGACGCCGATGCACCGATATGACACGTATATGCTGTCGCTCTATAAGGCGACGCAGGCGCGTGCGCTCACGATGACGACGGGCTTACCCTGCTTCCTCGCCGTGCAGTGGTCGGACAAAGCCGGCATCGCACAGCTCCCGCCAGCGCACGAAAATATGCACGTCGAAATGGGCGGGACGACGCGCAGAGACGATCCACAAGACATCGAGCCTATGGTACACTTTGACATAGCAAACTTTAAGGAGCTGAAGCTATGACAGAGTTAGTACGTGAAATCCATGACGACGAGGATGGCCGCCTAGAGCTAGGGCGTATCGTGTGGGACGAGGAGGTGCAGGGCGCCGTGATCGAGTGGTGCGCAGACGAAATGCCGCTGATGTCAGATGCCAGTGATGATATGACATTCGTGATGGAGGTGTTGCGTGGGCTGCAGGCTGACGTGTACATGGCGCAGGCGCTTAACCAAGCGTTGCTGAAAGAAGGGTTCTCGGGGACGTATCATTAGCGTTTTCGGGGGTCGTTTTATGCTTCCTCAGTCTCCTCAGTTAAAGTGAGGTGGAGTGAGGAAGTGAGGTAAAAGAGGCCGTTTTTATCTCCTCCTCAGTGTTTACGTATATATACGTAACTGAGGAGGAAGATACGGACTGAGGTGAATGTAACTGAGGAAGATCGTGGAAGGAGTTTGCTGGCATGGCAAAGAAAAAGGCGAAGGCGCGGGTTGGCTATAAGGACGTGAAGGCGCGTGGGACGCTGAACAGCGAGGAGACTAGGATCAGTGCTGGCGTGTGGGGGCAGTTGCGTCCGCTCGATGAAAAGGCGAAGGAGAAGATAGCGAGGTGGGGCGATACATTGCCGGATCTGGTTTCGCCTGATCTCGCTGGACGCTTCGAGGCGGCATACGAGGCGCTGAGAGAGCGTGTGGATGCGGATGACGTGGTCGGCACTAATCAGATTGCAACGCAGCTCATGAGAGCGTGGGACGTGCTGGAGAAGGCTGCGGAGGACGCTGGGCATAAGCCGCTGCCGCCGCATGCGTATTGCGTGCAGTGTGAGGAGGCGATCGTGTGCTTCGCATTGCACGGGGCGGTGGAGCTTAGGAAGAAGTATCCAAGCTGGATCGTCTACAGCTTTGAGGATGCGGCGAGGGTGTTACGATTTGACTGGACGGAGACTTTCCTGAACAATGCGTTCAATGCGTTCCCGAACTCAAAGGTGACGCGCATGGTGCGTGATGGAGATGATCGCATAAACTGGGATTTAGGAGGAGATGACATTCCATGGTAACGAGAGACGAGATACTGGCGATCGCCGGTGGCGTGATCACCGGTGAGCGTGACGCGGACTACGGCGACGCAAAGGACAACTTTGAAACGATTGCGGCGTTGTGGTCGTCATATCTGGATCACGACTTCACGGTGGTCGACGTGGCGAACATGATGATCCTACTGAAGGTGGCACGCAGCAAGACGTCGCCGCGCAAGCAGGATCACTGGGTAGACATCTGCGGCTATGCCGCGCTGACAGGGGAGATCGTGAGCAATGGTCGGTGAAGTCGGCAAGGCAAAGATTGCGGCGTTGGATCAGATCGGAGAGGACGAGCTGTTCGAGCAGATCGCGCGCGGAAAGAGTATACGCAAAATCATGGCAGAGCAGAGCATCGGGTACAAGCTGTGGGCGAAGTGGTTAGACGCTAAGGCTGGGCGACGTGATCGTTACGCGTCGGCACAGCTAGAGGCTGGGCATTACTACGCTGAGCGTGCAGTCGATACGGCGCAGAACACAGATCCGTCGATGGTCAACGTGGCGCGTCTGCAAGTGGACACGGACAAGTGGATGGCGTCGAAGCTGAACGCGCAGTACGACACGCGGCAACGTGACGTGGCGATCAACATCAGCGTGAACGACTTGCACGCGCAGGCTGCGGCGTTACTTGGCGACGTGATCGAGGGTGACGCTGTGGAGGTAGACGATGACGACGCGTGACGAGATCAAGGTAATCGACATTACGGACAACGAGGATGGCTCTGCGACGTTGAGCGTGGAGATGTCGCAGGAGCTGTATCAGTATTTCTTTGAGCAGGGTTTTCGTCAGGCGTTGATGAGAGCAGTCGAGATGGAGGAAAGAAGTGACGACGTGTAGACGGAGAAAACGCACACTGGCTCACAGTCACACACGCGTGCGCGCGAATAGAACACTCGTTCAATTAAGTCAACGCGCCGACGCGCTGCAACGCGGCGAAGACACAACATCTTGTGCCATTGCGTTATTTGCATGGCTCGATAATACACTGCGCCGCGCAAACGCCTTATTTATATGTCGTATGCGAGAAATGGAATTTAACATAATCGACATTATCGGAGTGACCTATGCGTTTTTTGCATACCGACGCCAGACGCGGCGTTTTGACCCCCCCTTCGCGCAGATCGCGCCGGTGCTTTTGCAAATGACCCCTTCACGCACCCCCGCCCCCCTTTCCGCAAACAGGTGTTAACATGACCCCGCAAAAAAAATCCCACGAAAACCCGTTCATTACGTTAATGCGTCGCTACCGTGACGACCCCGTCGCGTTTGCCCGCGAGGTCATCGGCATCGAGCCCGACGAGTGGCAGATTGAGCTTTTGGACGCGATTGCCGCGCCCGCTGAGCGACGCATCACGGTGCGTTCTGGCCACGGCGTTGGCAAGTCGACCGCCGTCGCCATGGCGGCTGTCTGGCACGTCCTGATGCGCGTGCCGAGCAAGACGGTTGTCACGGCGCCGACGTCGTCGCAGTTGTTTGACGCCTGCTTCGCGGAGATGAAGAACGTCGCCAAGCGGCTCAAGCCCCCGTTTAACGATTTGCTCGAAATAAAGTCTGACCGCATTGAGTTGAAAAGCCAGCCCGAGAGCACGTTTATTTCGTGCAGGACGTCGAGAGCAGAGCAGCCGGAGGCGCTTGCCGGTGTCCACAGCGAGAACGTGTTGCTCATTGCCGACGAGGCCAGCGGTGTGCCTAACGCCGTCTTCGAGGCCGCGTCAGGCTCAATGTCTGGCCACAATGCGACGACGGTGTTGACGGGCAACCCGACGCGTAACACGGGTTTCTTTTATGACACGCACAATCGGCTGCGTGAGGACTGGTACACGATGCATGTGAGCTGCGTCACGAGCCCGCGCGTGAGCGAGGATTTCGTTGATGACATGAAGAAGCGTTACGGCGAGGACAGCCCCGCGTATCATGTGCGTGTACTTGGCAACTTTCCCCCGTCTGAGGAGGACACGGTAATTCCGGTGTCGCTGATTGAGCACGCGATGAACAACGAGATCCGTTTGAGCGAAGACACGCCGACCATTTGGGGTTTAGACGTCGCGCGGCAGGGCAACGACAGCAGCGTGTTGTGTAAACGACAAGGGCCGGTGATCCATCCGCTGACGGTCTGGCGCAACCTTGATTTGATGCAGCTTACTGGCGCTGTCAAAGCCGAGTACGATGCGCTGCCGCCGTCCAAGCGCCCGATCGAGATCATTGTTGATAGTAATGGCTTTGGAGCGGGTGTGCTCGATCGCTTGCGGGAGCTTGAGCTGCCGGCGCGTGGCTTGAACGTGTCGGAGCGTAGCTCGCAGAAGGACACGTATATCAATTTGCGCGCTGAGCTGTGGTTCAAGGCGAAGCAGTGGTTGGAGGGTATGGACGTTAAGCTGCCCAAGGATGACGCGTTGTATGCGGATTTAGCGGCGCCACGGTATCACTTTACGAGCTCTGGCAAGATGCAAGTTGAGAGCAAGGAGGCGATGAAGAAGCGCGGCGTTAATTCGCCTGACCGCGCCGATGCTGTGTGCTTGGCACTGGCGAACGACCACACGACGATGGCGTATGGCCGCGCGTCCGCGGGAAGCTGGAGCAAGCCGTTGAGGCGTGGAATACGTGGGGTGGTTTAGGCGGGTGACAGGTAGTGCTTGTTCGCGAATGTGTGGATCGCGTGGCAGTTGGCGCAGAGGATCTCGCATTTAGCGATTTCGCGTAATATTGGCTCCATCGATCCTTTCTGCACCAGCTTAGACACCGATCTGTCCTTTGTGCACGGGTGGATGTGGTTAAAGTGCAGCGCGACTGGGTGCTCCTTGTAGCCGCATCGCGAGCATCCTTTGTCCATTTTTATTTTGTCAACGTGCGCCTTTGCGACGGCTGCGCGTACATTTGCTGTTTGTTGCGTTTTGCTTTTCATATTGGCCTCCCGTTGCGTTGATAAAAAGAGGGGCGTGTGGTGCGCCCCTCTAGTGCGTGATCACCAGCAAATGTCCGACTGGCTCACGCTGCCGTGGTTTGGCGGTAAAACGATAGAGGTGCAAAACCCGCCCCCGCACTCACGGCTTACGGTGGGCGCTGACAAGGCGCCCATGGTGTTACTTCCTGCGTTTAGCGTTTATCGACTTCGCGGCGCGACGCGTTTGCCGGTTGACCGGTTTTGGCGCTACGTTCCACTTACCGTTGTCTCTTTCGGTCTGCGTGTCTGGCGATGTGCGCGTTGATATCGGCTTATTGAATGATGGTCGTCCCATATTTACTCTCCCAAGTTTTTAGTTTTCCCACTTAAAGTGTTGGCACTCTTGATCGCTACACCCCTGAACAAGAACCCCAAGATACCACTCAGCTTCACAAATTTTAGTCGGCTTTTTTATTTTGTTTCCATAGCCTTTATCTGCAATTTCTTTTTCAAGAGCTTGTGCAAAGTCTGACATTTTAGCCTTTGTCAGGCCATTTTCTTCAAAACTTATGCGGTCAAAGACTGATTTAGGAACCCGCGCATCCTTAGCAGCTTTCGCAACGTCAATATGTAGCCAACTTGGGTCTCTCACTATAGCCATGTCGTATAGAAGTGACTGCAAAACTTCTATTGATCGTCCATGGTTAAAGCCATTTCGGCCAACATTGTGCTGGATATTCTCTGGCGGCCTTAGCTCAGATATTAACTGCTTTTCCCTTATTTCAGCATTTCTTCTGTTATCAAACCACTCTAGTTCAATTTTATCTGTGTCTGGCATCCAGTCTTTGTCACGCATGTGCTGTCGCGTTCTATGTGCGGGCCTATTGGATATTCCGACATAGATTAAGTTTTCCCTGCAATAGTGCTTGTAAACTGCCGTCCGGTGATCTTTGAGGCCCATATTTACTCTCCCAAGTTGTTTGGCCGTAGCTTTGGCCGTATTGAGCCTGACAGCTTGCCGGTGTTCTCGCAGTAGAGATCCGCTGGCAGAGCGTCTGAGAGGGCTTCCGCAGCACGCAAAGCATTTGAGCATGCCTTGAAGCTGTCGAAGTACATTTGCGCTTGCAGGGGCGTTCCCTGCAGCGCGTAGCTTATGACGAGCGCGTAGAAAAATGTCATTGCGCCTCTCCATTAATGACGATTTTGGTTGGGCGATTGACAATAGTTTGCTTTTCGCCATCGCGCTCGCCGTGTTCTTTGACCATCGCCATAAACGCGACTGTATCTCCCTTTTTGGCCCACGATAGGTCAGATGTACCTTTTGCCACGATGATATCGTCGCCAGACTTCATGCCTGTGACGAAAGTTGTGCCCCACTGTGTGTCGTAATATGTGGCGAAAACGACCTCTGCCTCGAATGCTTGGCGTTGGCCGACGGTGCCGACGTGCTGTGACTTCAGCTTATTGGCTTCGCGCTCCGCGGCCTGCGCCTTGCGGTCATCGATGATTTTGATGACAGCGGCATACTGTTTTTCGGTCAGCTCGCCCCACTCATTGACAACTTGTGACATCTTGCCAAGAAAACCAGTTTCGTAAGTGTAAGCGTCCAAAAAGTCGATAACCTCTTGCGCGCGTTCGTCGCGTGCGATCCAGCGATTGCGGCGTCCAGTGGCTGCGTTAGCGCGTTTATTGCGCTCGATGGCGGCAACGTAGCGCGGGTCGTCCCATTTATCATCGTAAAGTTTTGACATTTGAATGCGCCTCCCAGCGCAGTTATTGTTAAGTTATATTGTTAACATAATGCTAACGTAATCATATTGCAACCCGTCAATTACGTTTTATTGCAATTTAGTTTTCCGCAAACTTTGTTATATTGCTGGCAGCGGTTCCTCCCTTCCACGCCGCTAGAGCTGTAAGGCTCCCCCGCGCGACCTCCCACGCGCGGGGTTTCTTTACAACGATTTTCCTGTATTATGTGCATAACGCGTTAAAGGAGATCAACATGCCTAAGAAGGGGCTATATGCGAACATTCACGCTAAGCGTAAGCGTATTGCGGCGGGATCTGGCGAAAAGATGCGCAAGGCCGGCTCGAAGGGCGCTCCGAGCGCGAAAGCGTTTAAGGCAGCGGCCAAGACCGCAAAGAAACCGAAGAAGAAGGCGAAGAAGTGATGTAATGTTTACCGCATTTGTTCTTTTGTGCACGCAGGCGAATTGCTTTGCGATTGGAGGCCCAGCCTTTGCGACTGAGGATCAATGCGTTGCGGATTTTATGCAGAACGGCGTCATATCGCTGCAAGTGCGCTATCCGACACATACGATCGTGCAAGTGAAATGTTATGAGTGGGAAAAGAAGGTTCAGTCGTAATGCCATATAGCAAATACTCGCCAAAGCAAAAGAAGTTGGCCGCAATGGCTGGCAACCGTAAGAAGATTACCGCAGCCGACTTAAAAGCTGTTAAAAAGGCAAAAGCTAAGAAGAGGAAGAAGTGATGTCCGCCACAACGACCACTGGCATCCCGTGCAAGGGCTGCCCAACGCCTGCAGCGTGTAAAAAGGCCGGCGTTTGCCTTGGAAGGTTAAAGAAGTCAATCTGATG